CATATGGGCCTCCCAAATTGAAATATAAGCCTCTTAAGTTATTAGTTGGCGGAGTATATAATTCCTCCATTCGCATAATAACCCAATAGTTCCTCCACATAAAAATGGTCTGATTCCAAGACCTATTTATTTTCTCAATTACGGTGTAGCAATCCTCATATTGATTAGCCTCTGTGGCAAATGTCTTGGCATTTATATAGCATTGATCTAATGGAGATTGTAAAGTAGTAGTCATTGAATCGTGATACAAATTATTGAACTCACGAAGCCTAAAAAAATTAGCTGATGTTCCTGCAATGGCATACCCCAAGATATCCTTCGGAGTAAATAAACCTTGCAATTCTAAACCACCATCACTTAACTGCTGATTTTTAAGATATCCAAAGCCTTCCGTTGCCCTTACGGTTATAATATGGTTTTGATCACTCCAATTCTCTTGGAAGTCATCTTGAAGTAGGTATCCATTCCAATAGTATATTAAACCAATGGTAAATGAAACCAATATGTCGGAGTCGTTGTCAGCATAGAAGTCTTCTATAGTTACTCCTGATGAATTAGTCAATATCTCAATTTCAGCCATCTGAGGACGAATTGGCTTGAACAAATCATCATCAGTGTTAAACTCACGAAGCACAAATGGGCGAGGCCCACCTGTCAAAGTTGTAGGTGAACCTGTAAATCCTTCAAAAGCAAATCTGACAGTACAAGTAGTCCCGTCAGGTGTTTTAAATTCTATATTATATTTTTCCGCTTTAGCCAACTCGTGAAATTGTTGCGTTTGTACGATTAATTGAACCCACTAAATCTGAACCTCTCAAAACTACGTTCACTGAACCACTCATCCCCATTGTACCACCTCCAACTCCTGCGAATTGAGGGGCGGCAACTGAACCTCCTAAATTAAATCCAAAAGCTGCACCTATTCCACTTAGCAATGAACTTCCAAGGCCACCTGCTGCTTTACCGCCTGCGGCTCCTGCTGCGCCAATACCTGGAAGGAATATATTTGCAAGTAGTGTAATAATACCCGTTGCGATGATTTTAGCCACTATTTGCTGAATGGCTTTGAGGATTGCCTTTCCGAAGTCAGCGAAGGCAAGTTTGCCGGTTGATAAGAATGTGCTGAACAAATCCTGCAAAGGACTAAAAAATGTATCGTTAATCAGATTGTAAGCAGCGGTTAGGTTGGCTTGTTTCTTGAAGTCATCAAGCACAAGTTTTGCCTTATTTGTATCTGCTGCAAACTTATTTATGATATCTGATATGTCTGATGGCAATGCTGGAGGTACTATTGGAGTCTCAGGCGTTGGAGTCAGTTTGCCTTGAGTTTGCGTAATTGTTACACCAATAGGTTTCAGTTTAGCCGTCTCACGGTCATAAACTTGTATAGTGTTAAATAGATTCTGATTGAACTCTTTGAGACCTTGATTTGCCAAAGCAAATTTGTCTACAATAGGCTCTGACTTCGCAATCCTATTGTAATAATCAAGTTCAATCAGATATCCTTCATTCAGCACATCAATGGCAGCCTTCAAGGCTTCATATGAGCCTTTCTGCGTTGTTAGTCCTTGAAATAGCTTAGGGTCAATGGCTTGCAACTGCTTTAACGCCTCGGCTCTCTTTTTTTCGGTTGCAGTAACATTCAGAACAATATTTGCAAGTTCTTGCAGTTTGTCAATATTTGACTGAACATTTAGTTGTTTTGGAGAGAGTCTGATATCTTTTAGACTCTGCAACTCATATTTATATGATTTTGCAGCATTTGCGCCTCGTTTTAAAGCATCTGCTGCTTCTTGTTCTTTTTTCTCTTGGTCTTTTAAATCCTGAATTCTTAACCTTGTCTGTTCATTTATATTTGTAATTCCTAATGTAACAGGTTCAAGCTGCTTTAAATATTTATTTTCTATCCCATAAAGATTATCAACAACCTTGGCTTGGCTTACAATTTGTGCCTCTAATTCTGAAAGTTGTGATATTCTAATATCAAATTGATTTGTAGGAGTAGGCTTAAATTCATTTTTACGTATTTTTTCAATTAATGCAAGCCTTTTTGCAGATAACTCATTTAAGGTAAATTCTGCTTGCGCACGATCAGCTGAATTTTTTGCAAGTACTTCATTAATACCAGCTTCCTGAATCTTTAATCTAATAGATTGCTGACGAAGACTTGCATTTGCCTCAATCAATATATTGGATGCCTGAGTTCCAATATTCTCTTCTTTTATTCCTGCAACTACATCAGGAGCAACTTTTTTTAGTTCATTATAAGCTGCAATCCTATCCTTTTGCGGAGTTTGATTATTTAATAAACTCTTTGTTAAAATATCAACCTTTGCGTTTTCAGCAGCAAGGTTTCCTGTAGTATCTGCAATTGCTTTATTAAAATCAAGCTGAAGTTTTGCAAGTTGTTGATTTGATGCAAAAATTACATCAATTGCTTTTGATAAAGACCCATATTTCTGAATCAATGCTGTAACTCCAGCAGTAACAACACCTACGCCAAAAGCAATGCCGGCAGGGCCTGCTAATGTAGAAAATAATGATTTTAAAGCGTTACCAACGCTACCTGATTGTTTTGTTAATGCACTGAAAGATTCAAATACAGCAGGGATATTGTTTTGTATTGCAATGAATCCAAACGGTAAATCTTTTGCAACATTACCCAATGAACTCAATGCAGCAGTTCCATTAGCAGCAGCCGCTGGCAACTTATCAAGTCCTGTTTTCTTTAGATTGACAAGTGTCTGCTCTAAAGCAGCAATATTCTTATTTGTATCTACAATCGCCTGACCTGTGGCAGTCTTTAGGGTATCACGAAGTGTCTTTAGTTCTTTTTCAACGTCTGATATACTCGCAGAAAACTGCGTAATATCAGCACCTATCTTAAAAACTAACCCTTCATTCATTTTGCCAAACGTTTAAAAATATCCCGCAACTCGTCATCTGACATCCCATTATTTACCTCATCCCCTGGCAATTGCCATAGTCCTTCAGGCGATTTCGGAGCCGTTTTAGGGTCTCCAAGTAACCTTACAAGAGTAAACATCAAAAGCCTTGTCTGACGGTAACTATCTACCTTCTTTTCCTCATATCCACGCATCATCAGACTGAGATGTCTTGGAGATGTCTCATAGAACTCACGAGGTCTCAGCATCATTTCACCGAAGCAGAACGCTTCGATGTCTTCCCAGGTGAACTCTTTTTTTTTGGCGTTTCGGTAGTCGGTTGCGCTTGTTTGATGAAATCGTTTTCACTCCATACTTTCATGGCGTTCATGATCTCATCATTGTTGCGAATCAAAGAGTTCTCAACGTAGTTCACGAAATCCTCAAAAGTCAGTTCAGGTTCTGCATCCTTTACAAGGCAGTTATTGTAATAACCGCTATACAAAATATGCGAAATCCCGATTTCGTTAATCTCGTTTCCATTGAAACTCTTTCCTTCTACCAATTTACCCTCAGATAGATATCTGAAGGATGCCATTCCAAATTTTAGTCCAATCTTTTTCGAATCAATAGTTAAAGTGCAGTAATTCATAATTAAGCAGTGATGTCAAGAGTACCAGTTGATGAGATAGTTCCGGAGAAGTTGATGAATTCAGTTGTAGATTGGTTGAGTGTCAAATCACTAACATAACCGCTAAACTGATGGTAATAAGTAGCACCAGCAGATGAACCGGTAACGACAGGATTCTGAACCCTTACGGAAATCTTGGTCTTGTTAACCGCAGCAGACAATAAATCTTCGTATGAAATCTGAGAAACGCTTGGAGCGACTTCACAAATTGCATCAAAGTCTACGGTCATAGAAGGCTCACCAACTGAAGTCAAAACACCGCAGTTTGTTTGCTCGGTGGTTGTATCCAATGTGGTGTTAACTGATGATGTCCTCAAACAAACGAGGTTGAGGTATGAACTGCCACCGGCAGGATCAATCTCAATGTTTTGGAGGCTACCTTGAATTTGTCCCATTTTATCTATTTTTGATTTACTAAATTACTAATAGTTATAATCTTACGAGCGATAAAGTTATCGCCACTCTGCAAAGGTAAGTATCTTGATGCGGTTCTACTCATTGGGTAGACAACAAAACTTGCATCGCTGATTCCGTTCACGTTTGTATCAGGTATCAACAAGTTCAATATCTGTGAAGCAATATTATCCACTATTGATAAATCATTAGTGCGATATTGTTCACTATAGATATCTATAGTGACATTTACTTGATTCTGAAAGTTATGATTAGTGTTATTTGCAGTTTCCGAAATGTCAGAAATAATCACATAATTCTTCGGAGGTGTATTGAATGGCGATTGACCATAAACAGGAACATTTACGCTATTGTACGAAAGGTTTCCGTTCAATTCGGATATATATAATGTCCTAACGCTATTTGCGCAATCAATCATTTAAAATGTCTTTAATCTTTTGTATAATTTCAGGCGTATGTTTACGGATTGCAGGCACCATGAAAGGCCTTGCTGGAATCCTACCTTTACCCGAAACGAAAAAAGTCGCTGCCAATGCTTCCCATTCCGGCTCAAGTGATTTTACATATGATGCAGCATAATTACCCGTTCCGAACTCCATATAAGGAGCGTAGTCTTTTTGGCAAACAAGGGAGTAATCCATAAATCCATTTTTCAATGGTTCTATTGCACCCAGTAAAACTCCTCCTGTTGAATTAACTGTATCATTTGATGCTGGTGCTAATTGCTTTGCGGTGAATTGCATATCTGTGACTGAACCTAAAATTTCGGCATCAATCATAACCGCTTTCTCATCAACCCTGTTTTTGAGTTCTTTTATCAAGTTTCTTAACTTGTTATTGTCTACCGATATGTTGAATCCTTGCCCCATCAGATTACAACCTGCTTATATTGATGATAGTGCAACCCATCCCAATTAGGGAACTGCGAAATAACACCTTTTGGGTCGTTGTTCATTTTCTTGCCTCGGTTCTCATACATCCAAGCGACCAGAGTCAACATATCATTTCGCAAATCTTGAGGAAGGCTTCCGTATCCGGCTGTATATGTAATCTTGTAAGTACCTGGAAGATATAGCCACAATTTGCCCCCAATTATCTCATAATCCTCATTCTTGTTCAGCAGTTCGAAGTCATTAATTCCTTCCTTGATGTAAACCGAATCAACGCAAACAAGCGGAGAGTAAGGCAAATCCACCGCCCAAACAAATGGCTCATATCCTGTAGTAGTCACATAAGCAGTCAGTTGCTTATTTGCAAGTGATCTGCCAGTAAGATTCTCAAGATGCTCCCTTGCTGCCGTAATCAGCATATCAATCTGCGAATCGTCAGTAGTATAATCAATCCGCATCCAATTCTTTGCATCGGTACGGCTGACCGGCTCCACTGCCGTATCCGCTACTGTTACTACTGAATCTATGTATATCGCCATGAGTGAACTTTTTCTTGGAACCAACTTGAAAAGGCATCAAGTGCTTTTCTTGGGTCGTGTTCTCTGCTTCTTTTTTTACTTTTTTTGTAGGCTTCAGTGTATTTGGCTTTGTCATCCAATTCACCAATAGCTTTAACCCACGCTTTAACATCATTTCGGTCTTTTATGTAGATAGCCGCCTTGCCACAATTTTCTTGTAGTCCTGGAGTTGGAGTACAAATCACAGGAATACCCGATGCCATTGCCTCAGTTGCCGTTCTGCCCCATGACTCATATTCTGATGGCATCACAAGAATCCTTGTTTTGCCATATATTGAGTGTATATCAGGCGTATTCGGCACATATCTCACATTTGGCAGGCTTGGTGTTATTTGCTCATCATATGACCCTATAACGCCTAAAAACTGCTTGTGTGGCATTGCTCTTGCTATATCTGCAAAGACCTCACCTCCTTTGTTCTTATTCAAGTTAATTAGAGTAATGTAATCGTTCTGCTCAGGGTCTTTGTTCAAGTCGTAGTGGCGATAGTCTACTGGAGGCGTTAAAACAAAATTATCAAATTTATATGACAATAACGTTTTTAGCCATTCGGAATTATAAACTATGAATTGTTTCTGCTCTGCATCAATGATTTCAGGATAAGGATGGCTATTGTGAATCATATGGAATACCGGCACTCTGAACATCTTCGCCATGTGAATCGTCCACCTTGTATAATCCAAATGTGTAAAAACCGCATCTGCCCACCTGAAAAGTCCTTCGATTACATTCTGATTCGGTGGGAAGATATCGACGCCATCGAATACGTAGTTATTGCTTATTCGGTACTTATTTGCTTGATGCAATAATATCCGAACATTGTGACCCTTGGCTTGCAATTCCTTTGCCATCCAATGCGCCATCCATTCTGCTCCTGATGAATGCTTCGGC